CGGCGGCTACACTACCTTTTCACAGGATTCACCTTTTTTTGAGGAATATGTAAAAGACGGCGCGGTCCTGATGGCGGAAAATGATACATTCCACACGGGGCTGGTCCTGCCTGTGACCCAGCTTTACAGCGAGGATGAGGAATTCACCACCGTCCAGCGCAAGGATACCCAGGTGCAGGTCTGCGGTGTTGTGGACAGTCTGGGCGATCTTCCTTACAACTGCTGGGGCCAATGCGTCCTCATTACCACCGAGCAGGGCCTGGAGAATATGGGCCTGCGGATGGAGGGACTGAAGTACGTGGAAATCTATCTGGACGGAGAGCTTTCTGTTGAAGAAGAGAAACGTCTGGAGCGGCAGCTGGATGCCATTGCCCGCCGCAGCGAGGGCTACTCGGTGTATAACTGGGCGGAAAATTACCGGGAGCGGCTCAAGGCCCGAAATCAGGAGCTGATCCTCTATGCCTCCGTAGTTACAGTATTTTTCGCCGTGGCGGTGGGCATGATTGTGTCCTCTGTCACCCGGCAGCTAAACAGTGAAGGCCGGACCATCGGTATGCTCCGTGCGGTGGGTGCTGACGAAAGGGCAATTCTTGGCTGCTACAGCGGACAGCTGAACGCCGGCATCTTCGGCGGCGTGGGCCTCAGCCTCGGCTTGCTGGGACTATACTGCATCGCATTTTTGATAGACGGCTTGCGATATCACTACACCATGTCCAGCAAGGAAGTATTTATTTGCGCCATGGTGGCGGCGATCATCTGCGCCATGGCAGGCCTTTGCTATCTCATTTGCAAATTCCTGCTGCGGCTGCGCATCCGGGAAATCGTCAATAAATCCATCATCGACAACATCCGGGAGCTGTGATTATGAAAAGAATAATTTGTATTTTTCTGACTATGCTGCTGGTGCTGTCCATGAGTATGACGGCCCTTGCAGCGGAATTTGAAATCGACCAATATGCCGAAATGGACGGCATGAGCCGAAGCTGGTATCAGGGCTATGGGCCCACCATCAGCTATCATAAAATGACCCTTTGCCTGCCCATCCGTGCGGAATCCTGCGTGGGGGATATTACGGTATCCCTTTCGCTGGATGATCCCAATGTGTTTGTTCTGTCTGAGCAGCCCAAAGCGGTGACGGTTTCCCCGAAGGATGGAATCTATCCCGTGAAGCTGGTGCTGCCCTTGGAACAATACCGCCGGAACGGGGATTATCCCGCTACCATCACCATCAAAGGCATCGATGGAAATGGCATGGAGATCGTGGAAACCTTTGCCTATGTGATCCGCATCCGAGATGGCTACGGCAGCCACGAAACCTTGGAGCCTGTTATTACTGATGTTGTTGGAGAACTGGATGTGGGTACTGACGGGAGCCTTAGCCTGACCATCACCAATCCCACCACCACCCAGTCCATCATGGATGGCGAAATTACGGTAACTGACAGCACGGGTGATATTCTTATGTCAGGCTCTAACCGGTTTTTGCTTTCGGAAATCCTTCCCGGTAAGTCCGAAACAGTGACCATCCCCATGACCGTCAAAGGCAATGCAGTCATCAGCCAGCATACTCTGGAGGTAAAGCTCAGCTACAAGTGCTTGGGTAAAGCGGCGGAATGGAAGGAAACCTTCACGATTCCTGTGACTCAGGCGATTCGCTTAGAACAGGGCGGTGTGCAGCTGCCCACGGCCATCGCCGGAGAGCTGGGCAACATGACCCTGCCCCTGATGAACATGGGTAAGGGCGAACTGCGAAATGTTCTGGTCACGCTGGAAGCAGAGGGAGTTCTGGATGCCCAGAGCGTGCTGGTGGGTACCATGGCAGCAGGGGAGACCAAGCAGGCCAAGCTGACCTATACCCCCAGGTTGGACAGCGTTGGTACCCATTCCGGAACTGTGACTATTCTCTGTGAAGATGTCTATGGCAATGCTTTTTCTGAGACGCTCGATGTAATACTGACCGTGGATGAACCCATCCCGGAGGCAGAACTGGAGCAGGAGGAAGAAAAGGAAAAGATCAGTGCAGGCACAATCGTGCTAATCATCCTTTGCGCGGCTCTGGTGGCCGGCCTTGTGGTACAGGGTACGATTCTGACTAAGAAGATCCATCAGCTGGAAGAAGAACGTTTGTGAGCATATTCGATTCACACTTGGCAATAACACTTCAATAAGGGGCCGATGGGGAATCGGGCTGCCGTTCTGAACATTTCCAATCACAAAAGCCACCCCAGATGGGGTGGCTTTTGTGATTTGCAGAGCCGAGGGAAATCGATTTGCATTTTCTTTCCCGGGAGGAAAAGAAAATAAAGGAGTGGCTCGGTCGAGCCCTCGCCAGCGGCGCTCATCCGCGCCGCATTTAGAATGGTTCGATTCCCTGTCAACCACCTTACCAATAAGAAAAGCCACCCGAGTGGGTGGCTTTTCTTATTGGTGGACTTTAACCCCTCAAATCCGAACCCTTGGGCTTTGGTTGAGTCAGCCTTTGAGCTGACCCGGTAGGTACGATTTTTGGTGGAAGTGAGGTTGTATGCGGTGGTAATACGGTAGCCGTCAGGCTCGTCCCAGACGGTGACAGAGTTGACCAGCAAATCGATGATGTGCCGTCTGAAGTCCGGGTCTTCGATGTTGCCGTCCTTAAACTGTTCCAGCCAGTAGATGATCTGCCAGCGGTCAATGCGGAAGATGTAGCGTTCCTCGTCCTGAAGGAGTGTGTCGAGGTGCTTGGCTTCCTTTTCCAATTCCACAAGGCGGTTCATCAAGGTGTCCGAAGCAATACCCTTTTCAATGGCCTTGGTGATATTCTTAATAGAGCTATCTACTTCTTTCTTTCGCTCAGTCAGCTCAGGAATGCGGGTGTTTTCCTTCAAGTCCTGATCTGTCTGGGCGATTGCCATATCTGCCAGCTCCTCGATGACTTCATCGGTCAGCAGAGCCATGGCATTCTGGGCAACCACCATCTCAATCCACTCTTTCCGCAGCGGCTTTTTGTCGCAGGAGTGGAAGCGTTTCTTAGTGTAGCACTTGTAGTAGTTGTGGACGGCCCCGGTCTTGCTGGTGCCGCTCTCACCGTTCATAGAGTCCCCACAATGCCCACAGAACAGCTTTCCAGCCAAGAGGTAATCTACCTTGGCCTTACCCCGTGCTGGGGCTTCTGAGTTGGCTGAGAGTCTGCGGCCCACCGTTTCAAATAGTTCTTTGTCGATGATCGCCGGGACACCGCCCTCCACCTCTATGTCCTTGTAGGTATAGACTCCGATGTACCGCCGATTGCGGAACATGGACTTGAAGCTGTTGCGGTTAAACTCAGCTCCCTTGGCTGTGCGGTAGCCCTTGGAGTTAAACAGGCGGCAAATGTCAGCCACAGTTTCACCCTGGGCATAAAGCTGAAACGCTTCCTGAACGATGTGAGCCGTGTTGGGGTCAATGACGAGCTTGTGGTCAACGATCTTGTAGCCCAAGGGGACATGACCACCAATGCTATGACCCTTCAAGGCTGACTCCCTCATGCCACGGGTGATCTTCTGGGACAGCTCTGCGGAGTAAAACTCAGCCATGCCCTCCAAGACTGCTTCGAGGATAATACCTTCGGGGTTCTCGGAAATACGCTCTGTGGCTGAGATCACCCGGACACCGTTCTTCTTCAACCTGAATTTGTACATGGCACTATCGGCACGGTTTCGGGCAAATCTGTCGAGCTTCCAGACCAGCACGAAGTCCCAAGGATGCTTGTCGCTGTCGGAGATCATCTGCTGGAATGCGATACGCTTCTCGGAGTCCTTACGGGCCGTCACAGCACGGTCAACATAAATGGCTACAATGCGATATCCACCAGCAGCACCTTCAGACCTCCCACGAATGAAGTTGGTGTGAAAAGCTATTACTGCATCGTCACTAACAGCTTGAATGGGTACACCGCAAGCGAGGTTTCCGATATGGTCACGATCACTGTCGAGGAAGAAGGGGTGGTCGAACAGAAAGGCTTCTGTCAGACTTCCTTCAGTATCGGCGTGGCTACGGGTGTTCGCCTTGAAGGAAAACCCTACGGAGGTGTTAAAACATGAGTGTAGTAATTGACCCGAATATTGTGCTGGATGATTTCGGAAAAAGTCTGCCTGACACCCTGATGGTAAAACTTCAGGAACGAAAAGTTGCCACCCCCATGCTTTTCTCTGTTGCGGCGGCTTCTACCGAAGCATTCTCCCTTCATGTACCCAGCTATGTGGCTGGGCTTGAAGTGGGTCAGCGGTTGAAAGCAATGAGGGGCAATGGGGTGGTCAAGCCGATTGTCTATTACTCACTCAATGGACAAACCTTTCCTGAGTTCCCCCGCTACAACAAGGAGCTTTACCCCTACATTTTCGTGGTGCAATCGTGGATTGGCAGTTATACCGCTGTTATTTCGCAGACCAAGGCTTATGTTGCCGTTGGTAGTTCGGGTAGTGATGTTATCTATTGGGAGAACCCTTCCATGAGATGCAATTACTCGAATGGTGCTTGGGGAGCATGGAGTGACAATGGTAGCTATGTAAACATTGCCCTGAAAGACGAACCTTACGGATGGGCCAATTACGACATTTACAAAAATGGCAGTCTTTGGCTTGCTGCATCCGAACCCGTACTCGTAGAGTAACTAAAATCTAAGGAGGAAATCAATATGAGCATTGATAAGAGATGGCTGGCTATTCTGCTGGAAAAGAAAAAGGCAGCCGAGAACAGTGCCGGTGGCTCCATCTACGGCGTGAGCTGGGATTTGAGTACCACCAATCGTATGACTCGCACCGATGCGGCGGCGGGCTTCGCAGCTCCTTCTCCCAGCGTGGGCGGTAGCGGAGGCAGCTCTCCCTTCGACAACATCTGGCCTTGGTCTGGTATGCAGATCGTGACCGATGAAGTTGCGGGCAGCTTCGTGTCCATCCCCAAGTATTACTACCGTATTCAGCACACCGGCGAAGCCCTGACCATTCAGATCACCGACAAGGCCACCAAGGGCTTCAGCGTTTCTCCTGCCCACATGGACAGAGGTGACGGCAAGGGTGAGCGTGAAGTGGTCTATATCGCCCGTTACAAGTGTGCTGGCGAGGAGGGCGGTTCTATCAGCGGCGCACTCCCTCTTGGTAACCTGACCAGAGCGCAGTTCCGAGCCGCAGCCGCTTTACGGGGCTACTCCATCACGGACTACGCTATGTTCTGGACTGTCCGTCTGCTGATGCTGGTTGAGTTCGCTACCTGGGATTTCCAGGGCGCAATCGGCTATGGCTGTGGCAACGGCGAGAGTGCGGAAAACACCGGCTCCACCGACAATATGCCCTACCACACCGGCACCATTTCCGAGAGTGCTGAAACCTACGCCGTGGGCATCCAGTACCGCTACATCGAGGATATGTGGGCCAATGTGGTCGAGTTCATCGATGGCTGGCGTTGTGCTGAAGCCGCTGCCGGTGACGGCTCCCTCGATGTGTATATCACCACGAACCCCGCTGAGTATTCCGATACTGAGGGCGGTGTACTGGTTGGCAACATTCCCTCTACCGCAAACGGTGGCATGATTAAGGATTGGACTGTTCCTTCCGTGAAGGGTTATAGCTGGGCCTTGTGTCCTGCCGCTATCGCTGGTGAAGACGAGGTGACTGACGGCAATGAATATGTTGCCGATTACTGCGGGTTCTACGGCCCCGCCCTGGCTTCTGGCGGTTGCTGTGGCGAGCCTGTCCCGTATTGCGGCCCCTTCTCTTTGGTCGGTTATGGTGCTGTGTTTTCTGACCCGTTCGCCGGTGCCCGCCTCCAAAAAATCCCCTGAGGGGGTCTGGGGGTCGCAACCCCCAGCTCAATGGTTCAACCGTAAATAATCTCATAGGGATTGTCACACCCTGCGCCCCGGCGTTTTTCTCTTAGGTTGCCGATAACTGCGAGTTCAACGGCCCCGCCCTGAATTCTGGCGGTTACTATGACGAGCCTAACCCGAATTACGGCCCCTTCTATTTGAACGGTAATGATGCTGAGAATTCTGACCCGATCGCCGGTGCCCGCCACCTTGTTCTCTTTACGAGGTGTGACCTTTCCTCACCCCTTGGTGAAAATGTTACCATCAGGACACGGGTTAGTAGGATGTTCCGAAAGCCCGTGAGGTAAACAAGGAGGATGCTTTATGAAAAGAGCAGGAAAGCTCTATCCCATCCTGATTAGTGACGAAAATCTGTCACAAGCAATCGACAAAGTAAATAAGACCCACCGCTGGGGTCGGCACCACAAACCTCACCAGACCGTCTTGTGGGTTGAGCGCACCAAACCTGAGCGTATCGTGGAGCTGCGGAAGATCATCATGGACGGGTTCATTCCTGCCCCTGTGCGACACCGCACCATCTACGATAAGTCCAGTAATAAGTACCGTGAAATCTATGAACCGAAGCTCTGGCCTGACCAGTATGTACATCACGCACTCATTCAGGTCATCCAGCAGCCCATCATGCGGGGCATGGATTACTGGTGCTGTGGCTCCATTCCCGGACGAGGTACTTCCCGTGGCATTAAGGGTATCAAGAAATGGATGAAGAATGACCGCAAGGGTACGAAGTATTGTGCCGAGCTGGACATTCATCACTTCTACCAGAGCTTGCAGCCCGAAGTGGTCATGGAGCAGATGGGCCGTATCATTAAGGATACGGAGGTTCTGAGCCTGATTTCCCGCACTCTGCGGGATGGCGTTCCCATCGGGAATTATTGCAGTCAGTGGTACGCCAACGCTGTTCTTCAGCCCCTCGATCACATGATACGAGAGGAGCTTGGGGTCAAGCATTATGTCCGCTACATGGACAATTTCACCTTGTTCGGCCCGAACAAAAAGAAGCTGCATAAGGCAGTCAGGGCAATCGACCAGTGGCTCCGTGAGCGTGGAATGCGCCTGAAAAGCAACTGGCAAGTTTTCCCTACCAAGGCTCGGATGCCCAATGCCATGGGCTATCGTTACGGGAGAGGGTACACACTGCCCCGGAAGAAAATCATGCTCCGCTTCAAACGGGCGTGTCGCCGGGTAGCAAAGCGAGTGGCCCAGAACCGTGACCCTACATTCCAGCAAGCGTGTGCGATTTTAAGTCGTGCCGGGTGGTTCACCCATTGCAACGGACACCGGGCCGTAAGAAAGTGGCTCACTCCCATCGGAGAAAAGCTGCTGAAAGATGTAATTCGTAAGGAAGCACAGAAACGAAGGTGCTACCTGAAGTGGGAACACGCCGTAGCCGTGGCGTAAATAACGATCATGGAGGAAATCAATGGAAACAATTCTTGTCGCATTGATTAGTGGCGGTATCACCTTGGTTGGTGTGCTGATCGCTAACAACAAGACTCAGGCCGTCATGGAAACCAAGGTGGACGAGCTGACCCGTGAAGTCCGGGAACACAACAATTTCGCAAAGCGTATGCCCGTGGTGGAGGAGCAGATCAAGGTCATCAACCACCGCATTGAAGATTTGGAGGGGTTTCATAAGCCCCATCCCGCACAGTAAGGAGGAGTTGCTATGTACACTGTCAAGAAGCTGCTGGAAATCGCTGCTGCCGAGATCGGCTACATCGAGAAGGAAACCAATGCCCACCTGGACGATAAGACCGCCAACGCTGGTGACAACAACTGGACTAAGTACGCCCGTGACCTTCACGCCGCTGGCTACTATCAGGCCAACAAGAACGGCTACGCATGGTGCGATATGTTCGTGGATTGGTGCTTCCTTCAGCTCGCCGGTGGCAATCCCGCCAAGGCGCAGGAAATCATCTGCCAGACTGGCCCCTACGGTGCTGGCTGTGATTTCTCCGCTCGGTACTACAAGTACCAGAACCGCTACCACACCACCAACCCCCAGCCCGGTGACCAGATTTTCTTCGGCAACAACGGTGCCTACCAGCACACCGGCATTGTCGAGAAGGTCGTTGGCTCTGTTGTCCATACCATTGAGGGTAACACCTCCAACAAAGTTGCCCGCCGCACCTACTCTCTGACCAGCTCCTACATTCTGGGTTATGGTCGGCCCAAGTTCGATGTTGAGGAGGAAGCCACTGAGCCTGAGCAGGAGGAGGTCGAGGAACCCATCAGCAGACCCGGCAAGGTCGCTGTGGGCGACATTGTTACCTTCAACGGCACCAAGCATTACACCAGCGCAAACAGCACTAAGCCCGTGTCCTGCCGCCCCGGCAAGGCCAAGGTCACTCAGATTTACCGTCCTGAGTCCAGCAAGCATCCCTACCATCTGGTGAGGGAGAAGGGCGGCACCTCCAATGTGTACGGCTGGGTCGATGCCGCTGATATTTGGGAGCTGGGTCAGCCCCAGGGTGAGCCTGAGCAGCCCGAAACCTTCGAGGTCGGTGACATTGTTGAGTTCACGGGAAATACCCACCATGTCAGCGCAAACGCCGTTCAGGGTAAGCCCTGTAAGGGTGGTAAGGCCAAGATCACCCGCATTTACCAGCTCGGCAAGAGCAAGCATCCCTATCACCTCGTCCGTGTCGGCGGTGATGATGCTACCGTGTATGGTTGGGTCGATGCTGGCACATTCCGTAAGGTATGAGGAAGACTGAGTTTTCCAAGAAGATAATGATAGTGGCTGGGGTCATCAATGTGGTGGTCATCCTGTTCACGCTGGTCATGGTGTGGCGCACCCTTGACCTCACGCCACTGTCTTATCTGATACCCTCTGTCGCCGCCGAGGTCGCCACAGGAACGGGGTTTTATTATTCCAAGGCGAAGGTGGAGAACCGTATCAAACTCATGAAAGCCAACGGCCTGAAGCCTGACGAAACCCATTTTAACGAATTTTAGGAGGTAACATTATGGAGATTATTTTCACTCTCGTTCCCACTCTGCTGCTGATCGTTGGTGTGCTGGTCATCCTGACCAATATCATCACCGAGGTGCTGAAGAAGGTGCTGTGGGACAGACTGCCCACCAACATTCTGGCGGTCATCGTGGCCCTGGTGCTGACGCTGGTGGCGTTCTTCGCCCTGGCAGCTTATATGGAAATCACTATTCTTTGGTACTATGTCGCAGCCGCCATTGTGGTAGCATTTATGGTAGCCTATGCCGCAATGTTCGGGTACGACAAACTGAAAGAAGCTCTGCTGAAGATCAAGGAGCTGAAAGTTTGAAGGTCATAAAGAACCCCACCGTGGACAAGCTCATTAACCTTTACGAAGGGATTATTGTCCAAGACCGGCTGAACATCGAGCGACACCGTGGAAGCCAGGTGCTTAACCACCGAGTCTTTGAAGAAGCTCTGGCGCAGGACAAGATGATCTTGGGTGCGCTGAAGTGCGCCAAGGCCCACGGTTACTCTGGGGAAGAATAAGAAAAAAAGACACCCTCTGCCGATTAAGGCAAAGGGTGTCTTGTTGTTTGGACGAGTACCGTGCCCCACACGAAGTAGAGTTCGGATATGCGTCCAATGGTGGAGCCGAGGGGAATCGAACCCCTGTCCGAAAGCAACTTGGAAAGAACTTCTCCGGGCGCAGTTTGTTATTTACATTCCCTCATCCCGACGGGAACAAACACCCTGCGGGAATCAGTAGCTTCATAATGCATGGTACGCGCAAAGCTTTGCGTACGCACGGTCTCCACTCAGATCACACCCGAGCCCGGCTCGTGGACCTTCCGGGGCGGATGGGCGCCTAATTAGGCAGCCAGGGCAACAGTATTGTTGTCAGTTAAATTTAAAAGTTACCCGTTTTATCGTGGTCAGGTGCCACGGCCCGCTATTCCAGCCTCACTA